AAAGTTCAATTGAACTTGTATTTGAAATTTTATTTCAAGATTTTTAACTCCCTGGTGAACAACTTCGTTGTCCCCCAGTCGTTAAAATAGGAACCCAAAACGCCGAAAGGCCTAGCGCAGCGTCGAGGTAAAGATGACAGATAAACCAAAGCTCACAGTCGTAGGTGGCACAGGTACTGATAGTCCTAAGAGGGGGAAGACCAAGAAGGTCACAAGAAAGAGTGCCATACAGCCCAATGGGCTGACACTGAAGCAGGAGACGTTTGCCCTAGCCGTCTTTAATGGCAAAGGGTTTAGCGATGCATATCGAGAGGCCTACGATGCTGAGAACATGTTGCCAGCTACCATTCACAGGCAGGCTTATGAGCTGGCTGTTCACCCCAAGATATCAGCACGATTAGATGAGCTGCATAGTCAGAAGGAGAGGGAGCGGCGCATGCAGAGCCTCTCTCGAAGCGATCTCGTTTTGAAACAGCTAGAAGCAATTGCTTTGGACGGGGACATGCAGGACGGGGCGAGGGTTCGGGCACTGGAGCTGCTAGGTAAGAGCGTTGCGTTGTTCACTGACCGGGTGGAGACACAGGACAAGACTGATCGAACAGCCGACGAGATTGAGCGGGATCTGAAAGAGAAACTGCAGCGGCTGGGGCTGGGCTAGGAAGGTGAGGTTTTTTTGGCAATTATAAGGTATAGGTTTTTTTCCTTTATCTCTGACCCCCACCACCCCCCACCCCCCCTTTATCGGCGACGCTGTACGCGATTTACATACATGATATTCCACACACACAAATACCTCCTAGGTTCAAATAGGGGGGTAGGTACTATACCCAAAAAATTGAAACGGTTTTCAAATCAAGAAAGGCTGAGTTATGGATTTTAAAGAGTACCAAGAGTTTTGTAAGACCACTGCCATATACCCTGACAGTGCCAAGATAATGTACCCAGCGCTTGGATTAGCTGGGGAAGCTGGTGAGGTAGCCAACAAGGTAAAGAAGATAGTCAGAGACGGCCTTCCAGAGGACTGGAGAGGGCAAGCAGCGGTTAAGGAGCTGATAGCTTCGGAGATTGGTGATGTTCTTTGGTACTGTGCCGCACTAGCCACTGATCTGGATATGCCTCTTGAACGTTTGGCACTAGACAACATGAACAAGCTGAAGTCTCGTAAGGAGCGAGGGAAGATAGGTGGTTCAGGAGATAACCGTTAAACCGTATTATATATATATATATATAATATAATATATATAATATAATTATATCTCTCTCTCTTTTAGAGAGAGAGAGTATATATATAATATATATAATATATACATATTACGCGCGTTTATAGTAATTACTGGTCTGTGCTGAAGGCTGTCACATGGAAGAAAAGAAACATTCCCGTAGTTGTTATATTAGATTCCGCAAGGTTGTTAGAAAGTTGCAAACCAGCTACATGATTGCGGATGATGGCTATATAGACATCGAGCCGTTTGATGGTTTCCCTAAAGGTATTTCAACTTTTCATTTCACTTGGCCTGAAACCCTAGAGCGGGTTGAGTATGCTCTGAAACATCCAGAGTCTTTAGATGCAGGGCAATATACGGAATAAGAACCATAGATAACCAAAAGTTCAAAGAAATTAAATCCGACTATGTTCTCTGAGAATCCTCCACATCCTCCACATCCTCCACAAGCTCCACAGGAAAGTTCAATAGAACTTTTCAATTCGACATTTAGTTGATATATTAGAGAGGGTTTCGCTGGAGAGCTGTTATGGGTTTTAGTTCGGTTATAGGAAGAACGGTAAGTCAATCAGGCACTAGTGGTAAGGGTGGTGCATACAATGCCCCACAATACCAAACACCCTCATCGTACTCGGATGCATCGTATGGTCAAAACTATTCGTATCAAAGCCCATATGGATCAAGTAGTTTTAACAGAGTAAACCAGCAATACGGACCTGTGTTCTCGGCACCCCAGAATGTTCAGTCTCAATTTGTGCAGCAGCAGTTACCCTCTGGTGCAACAACATTCGCACCAAGCTATGCTTCCACTTACGGATCTAGACCATTACCCTACAAACCAATCTCTTATGAGCTTCCCACTCCTAAACCTGCGCCAAGGAATGTTATTCCGAAAGATAATGTCTTTGTGCCAGAGTTTCAGAGTAGGCCAAAAAACATATTCCCTTATCCATCTAACCTGCAGGATACATTTGCTGGAAATGAGCAATATCAAGCTTTGATGGATTATCAAAAATCACTAGCACCAACTGAAGAGCAAAGAACAAGGCTTCAAGAGCTTCGGTCTGCTTTTGAGGGCAGTGATGCATATCGTGATTATCAGCAAGAAAGAATGAGAAATATGTCAGGTGGCATTGGTGGTTATCGTGGCATGTACGGTCCACGGATCAACCGAGAGTTTGGTGGATTTCGTCCATACATGATGCCTCAATATGGATATGATTATTACTAGTAGTTCTTATGAGAAAGCACTCTTCAATTCTTGATAAGATATCAAGCCTGCCTATAGATCAGCAGGCTGAAATTCTTAAAGAGCTTGAGGCACTAGACTCTGCACGATCAAAAGAATCAGCAAGAACGGACTTCCTAGAGTTTGTTAGGATGATGTGGCCTAGCTTTATTGCTGGCAAACATCACAAAACAATGGCAGATGCTTTTGAGCAGGTAGCAAAAGGTGAACTAAAGCGCCTGATTATCAACATGCCACCCCGTCATACCAAGTCAGAGTTTGCATCTTACCTCTTTCCTGCATGGTACTTAGGCCAATACCCCGAAAGAAAGGTTATTCAGACGGCACATACCGCAGAACTAGCGGTAGGATTTGGTCGTAAGGTGCGTAACCTCATCCAAGGAGAAGACTTTCAGAATGTTTTTTCTGGCATCGAGCTATCTTCAGACTCAAAAGCTGCTGGTAGGTGGAACACCAACAAGAAAGGTGACTACTTTGCTATTGGTGTTGGTGGTGCTGTTACTGGTAAGGGCGCTGATGTCCTAATTATTGACGACCCACACTCCGAACAAGAGGCCCAACAGGGACAATTCAACCCTGAAGTCTACGATAGGGTCTACGAATGGTACACATCTGGGCCTCGTCAGCGTTTACAACCCGGTGGAGCCATCATCATTGTGATGACACGCTGGTCAAAGCGTGATCTTACCGGGCAAATCATCAAAAGATCCGCAGAGATTGAAGGCACTGATGAATGGAAGGTGATTGAACTCCCAGCAATCATGCCATCTGGCAAGTCTTTGTGGCCTGAGTTTTGGAAATTACAGGAATTAGAGGCAATTAAGGCTGAGATCCCCGTATCTAAGTGGAATGCTCAGTATCAACAGAACCCAACATCAGAAGAAGGCGCTCTCATCAAGCGCGAATGGTGGAATGAGTGGGAGTATGACGAGCCACCCATGTGTCAGGCTATCCTTCAGTCTTGGGATACAGCGTTTCTAAAGACACAACGCTCTGATTACAGCGCATGTACAACGTGGGGTATCTTTTACCACCAAGATATTAACGGTGGTGCAACACCAAACCTTATTTTGTTGGATGCGTACAAAGAAAAGCTGGAGTTTCCAGAGTTAAAGCAACTAGCTTACGAGAAATACTGGGAGTATGAACCAGATCAGTTGATTGTTGAGAAGAAAGCCTCTGGTGCGCCGCTGATCTTTGAGCTTCGGGCTATGGGTTTACCAGTTACAGAGTTTACTCCTTCTCGTGGACAGGATAAAATTGCTCGTGTAAACGCAGTAACAGACCTATTTGCTAGTGGAGTTATATGGCATCCACCAACAAAGGGTGCTTATGATGTGATTGAAGAGTGTGCTTCATTCCCATCAGGAGAGCACGATGACTATGTTGACTCTGTGTCTCAAGCTTTGATTAGATTTAGGCAAGGTGGGTGGATCAGATCAGCAAATGATGACTACGATGATACGCCGCAATATAGAAGACCAGTGGAATATTATTAATTAACCTGTTATATTGTGGTCTAGTGTAGAGGAAAACAATATGGCTATCACCAAACAAATGGAACCATTTGATCCTGAAGAGATTCAAGGAGCGGAAGAGGGTGAGCCAGATTTAGAAATAGAAATTGTAAACCCAGATGCGGTTTCAATGGAAACTGAAGACGGTGGTATTGTTATAGATTTCACTGGAGAAGTTTCAGAAAATCTTCTTGGCCCAGATCACGAAAGCAATCTCGCCGAGTTTATGGATGACCAAGACCTTCAGGCACTTTCATCTGATCTTATAGAGGAGTTTGAGTCTGATAGAGACTCCCGTAAGGATTGGGCGCGAGCATATGTAAAAGGCTTAGATCTTTTAGGCCTGAAGATTGAAGAGCGCCAGCAGCCGTGGGCAGGTGCATCAGGTGTATTCCATCCATTACTTACTGAATCGGTTGTGCGCTTTCAAGCACAGGCAATGAGCGAGTTGTTCCCAGCTTCTGGTCCTGTTCGCACAAAAATTATGGGTAAGCTTACAACTGAAAAGTATAAGCAATCTCAGCGTGTAGAAAACGAAATGAACTATCTCTTAACGGAAGAGATGGTTGAGTATCGTGAAGAGACTGAGCAAATGCTGTTTAAGCTACCGCTTGCTGGCTCGTCTTTTAAAAAGGTTTACTACGATCCGCTTAACGGGCGTCCAGCGGCCATGTTTGTTCCCGCTGAAGACTTTGTGGTGGCGTATGGTTCTTCAGATCTAGAAACATGCGAACGCTATACGCATGTTATGAAGAAGACCTCTAATGAAATTTTAGAACTGCAGATTAATGGGTTTTATCGTGAGGTAGATCTTCCAGATCCTTCTCCTGACAGAACAGACATCGAAGAAAAGTATGATGAGCTAGATGGTGAGTCTGCTGTAATTGAAGATGATGACAGGCACACAATCCTTGAGATTCATGCGAACTTAGATCTTCCCGGAGATCTTGCCGACCCAGATGGACTTGCTCTCCCTTATGTCGTTACAATAGACAAATCATCTTCAACCGTTCTTTCTATTCGTCGCAACTGGTATGAAGAAGACAGTAGAAAAAAGAAACGATTACACTTTGTACACTACAAATATTTGCCGGGGCTTGGGTTCTATGGGACGGGTCTTATTCATCTTATTGGTGGTCTTGCGAAATCCGCTACATCCATACTTCGTCAGCTTATTGATGCAGGTACGTTATCAAATTTGCCTGCAGGTCTTAAAGCTCGCGGAATGCGTATTAAAGGGGACGACTCTCCTCTTATGCCGGGTGAATTTAGGGACGTGGATGTGCCGGGTGGCGCTATCCGCGACGCGATTACGTTTATCCCTTACAAAGAGCCGTCGAGTGTGCTTTATCAGTTACTTGGGAACATTGTCGAAGAAGGCAGACGCATTGGATCAGTTGCTGACATCCAAGTAGGAGACATGAACGCACAGGCTCCAGTGGGAACTACACTGGCTCTCATGGAGAGATCCATGAAGGTTATGTCTGGTGTGCAGTCTCGTATGCATGCAGCAATGAAGCGTGAGCTTCGTTTGTTGGCTAAAGTAATCCATGATTACATGCCTGCTGAATATGCATATGAAATGGACGGTGAATACAACCGAACGGAAGACTTTGACGGCAGGGTAGATGTAATCCCTGTTTCAGACCCTAATGCAGCCACTATGGCTCAGCGTATCATGCAATATCAGGCGGCGCTTCAATTGTCTCAACAAGCTCCTCAGTTGTATGATATGGGTAAGTTGCACCGTCAAATGCTAGAGGTTCTAGGCATTCAAGACGCCGATGATATCATTAAGCTTCCAGATGAGATCAAACCAAAAGATCCAGTTACAGAAAACATGGCTATTCTCAAACAAGAGCCAGTTAAAGCTTTTGCCTATCAAGATCATCAGGCGCACATCCAGACTCATATGTCTGCTATACAAGATCCAAAGATCCAAGAGATGGTTGGTCAATCACCTTTTGCATCAGCAATTCAAGCTGCAATGGCCTCACACATCACAGAGCACGTTGCATTAGAATATCGCAAGCAAATACAACTAAAGCTTGGTGTAGAGCTTCCAGACCCAGATGCGCCTCTCCCAGAGGACGTAGAATACGAACTATCAAAGCTTGTAGCAGAAGCTGCTCAAAAGATCCTGCAGACAAACAAGCAAGAGGCTCAGCAGGCAGAAGCTCAAAGGCAGGCACAAGATCCTCTCACACAAATTCAACAACGCGAACTTGTTATCAAAGAGCAAGAGCTGCAGCATAAAATTCAAATGGATCAAGCAAAGCTTGAGCTTGATAGACTTAAAGCTGAATCAAATGCTGATATCCAAGAGATGCGTATTCGTTCAGAAGATAGAAGGGCTGGCGCACAGGTTGGCGCTCGACTTGCAACAGACCTTGATAAGTCTCAGCGCGAAGAAAGGCTTGCTGGAGCTAAGCTTGGCTTGGAGATAGCAAAGGATCTCAACTTAGATGAGAGAGAACTTAACAGAGCATTAGAGCGTAACAATGGAGGAGAGTAATGTCTTTCTAGTGCTAGAGCGAAGAATTACTGAATATAAAAGTTCTATTGAACAATTCTTGGCAACTGGTGGCGCTAAAGACCAGAACGCATATTGGCAAGCAGTTGGCCAATATAGTTCGTACAATAAAATTTTAGATGATTTAAAAGAAATTGAAAAAAGATATATTGATAGTTAGAACTTTTTCCTATAATCTTACCTTATTCGTGGAATAAACCACGCAAGGTAACGGTGGACCTAAACCACTGCACACAGGTGAATAATGAGTGCTACAGTGAATGTAGACGATGTTAAGGTTAACAAAACCTTACGCGCAAAACTTCCTGAACCAACTGGCTATAGACTTCTAATAGCTATTCCCGAAATCAACGAGAAGACTGATGGTGGTGTGTTTATGCCAGATCAGCTTAAATCTGCAGAAGAGACCGCATCAATTATTGGTTTTGTCTTGAAAGTAGGCCCAGACGCCTATAAAGACGAATCAAGGTTTTCTGATGGACCTTGGTGTAAAGAAGGGGACTTTGTGATTTTCCGTTCTTATTCTGGTACTAGGTTTAAACTGCAGGGCAAAGAGTTCCGTATCATTAATGATGATACTGTCGAAGCCGTTGTTGATGATCCACGGGGGTACACAAGGGTATGAGCGCAGAAGCTGCAAAAATAGAAGAAGAGCTTTTGGACGATAGCGAGTTCGAGATTGAAATCGAGGACGATACTCCAGAGGCTGATCGCAACAGACCAGTTCGTGCTGAAGGGTCTGAACCAGAAATACCTGAAGACAATGAAATAGAACAGTATAGCGAAAACGTACAAAACAGAATTAAGAAGCTGCGGTACGAATACCACGAAGAACGTAGGGCAAAAGAAGAAGCCTCGCGTGTTCGTGAGGAAGCAATTCGATATGCTGAAACAGTTCAAAAAGAAAATGAACGTCTACGAAAGACTCTTGAAGATGGAGAAAGAGTTCTTGTGCAACAGGCACAAGGGCGTCTTCAAGCAGAAATAGATAAAGCTAAAAGAGCTTACAAAGAAGCATACGATACTGGTGATAGTGATGCTGTTATTGCCGCGCAAGAGCAGCTTACTAACTTACAAAATGAAAAATATCGTGTGGATAATTATAAGCCATCACCTCAACCCCAACCACAACAAGCTCAATATCAACAGCAAAAACCAGCTCAACAGGTAAAGAGGCCTGACCCGGAAGCTGAAGAATGGGCTTCTCGCAATGAGTGGTTTGGTAAAAATGAAGAGATGACTGGATACGCTTTTGGTGTTCACGAAAGAGTTGTGAAATCTGGGGTTTCCCCAAACAGCCAAGCGTATTACAATGCAATTGACGAAGCGATGAGAAAACGCTTCCCAGAGGAATTTGACGATGGGTCAGTGGAGGTCAACACACAACCCCGTCAAACAGGTAACGTGGTAGCACCTGCAAGCAGAAGCTCAAAAAAGCCACGCAAAGTTACGTTGACCCCTTCCGCAGTCAAACTCGCCAAACGACTCGGTCTGACAAACGAACAGTATGCGGCGCAAATGATGAAGGATAGTAGATAATGGCTGAACAGAGAAAACCACGCAACCTTGAGACTCGTGAACAAGGTGAGCGTCGAAAAAACTGGCGTAGACCTTCTGCGTTGCCGACCCCCGAACCCCGCGATGGTTTGCACTTTCGTTGGATTCGCACTTCCTTATTGGGTCAAAGCGACAATCCGAACGTGTCTACCCGATTCCGCGAAGGGTACACTCCTGTTAAAGCCGAAGACTATCCAGAGCTTTACGCTGTTTCTGATCTCGATTCCAGATTTCAGGGCAATGTAGAAATTGGCGGGTTAATGCTTTGTAGTATTCCCGAAGAAATCGCGCGTGATCGCGTCGAGGGACAGCTTGCAAATGCACAAAATGCTGCGGATGCTGTTGATCGAAACTATCTGCGTGAAAATGATCCGCGTATGCCTGTTCTTCAATCAGAACGGTCAACGCGCACCTCGTTTGGCAGGTAACTGAAAAAGTTCAATTGAACTTCTAGGGTGCTTGCTTTGTTCAAATTGTAGAAAAAAGGAAAAGGCAAATGTCTTCTACTGCTGCTCCCTTTGGACTGCGCCCCATTGGTCGTTTGGATAACGGTTCACAAGAAGTGTTCCGTCAATATCCTATTGCTTCTGCCTACGGAACGAACATCTGCGCTGGCGATGTCGTTCAACTCGTAGATGGCGGCGCTGCGGTGACCATTGAAAAGCAGTCTGCTACAGGGGATGATACTACCGCTATTGATATGGTGGGTATCTTTATAGGCTGTAAATATACAGACCCTAACACCAATCAACTTACATTCAGTCAGAAATGGCCTGCGAGCACTGTTGCGTCTGACGCAATGGCGTATGTCGTTGACGACCCGAATGTGTTGTTTGCAATCCAAGCTGACGGTGCGCCTGCTAACACAGGTGATATCTATGGTAAGAATGCTGTGTTTGTTCAGACCGCTCCAAATACCACGCTAAACATTAGTCGTGTGTCTTTGGACATCTCTGCAATCGGCACAGACCCACAGAACCCAATTCGTATCATCGACTATCTTGGCGGTGATCAGGGTGATGAAAAGGGTACTTCTTTCCCTGTTCTGGTGTGTAAGTTTAATTACCATCAGCACACGTCAACCACTGGCTCATCGTAAGGAGGTTGAGATATGGCTATTTCACGCGCTCAACTACTGAAGGAGCTTCTGCCGGGTCTTAATGCATTGTTCGGTTTGGAGTATCAAAAGTACGAAAACGAACATGCAGAGATTTATGAGACTGAAAACTCAGAGCGTAGCTTTGAGGAAGAGGTTAAACTTTCTGGCTTTGGCGCTGCGCCAATTAAGCCTGAAGGCTCTGCAATCTCGTATGACAACGCACAGGAGTCTTTCACTGCTCGTTACAACCACGAAACGGTTGCTATGGGCTTCTCCATCACCGAAGAGGCGATGGAAGACAACCTGTATGACTCCTTGTCTGCACGTTATACAAAGGCTCTAGCTCGCGCTATGGCCTACACCAAGCAGGTAAAAGCTGCGAATTTGCTGAACACTGGATTTGATACATTCACATCTGGTGATGGTGCATTCCTTTTCAGCACGTCGCACCCAACCGTTGCTGGTGGTAATAACGCAAACCGTCCTTCGACGGATGCAGACTTGAACGAAACCTCGCTTGAACAAGCGGTTATTGACATTGCTGCATTCGTTGACGAACGCGGCTTGTTAATTGCTGCGCGTCCTCGCAAGCTCATCGTTCCACCTGCGCTTATGTTTGTAGCAACTCGCTTGCTTCAGACTGAGCTTCGTACAGGTACTGCGGATAACGACATCAACGCTCTGCGTTCAAATGGTTCGATCCCAGAAGGTTACCGCGTTAACCACTACCTTACGGACACAGATGCGTTCTTCATCACTACAGATGTTCCAAACGGAATGAAGCACTTTGTGCGTACTCCAATGGCAACATCTATGGATGGTGACTTCGATACGGGTAACGTGCGCTACAAAGCGCGTGAGCGTTATTCCTTCGGCGTTTCTGATCCGCTCGGAATTTACGGTTCACCCGGAGCGTAAATTGTGATAATAGGATGGCGTCCAGTCATCTGGGCGTCCTCCCTGTTGGATTGGGGTAACTTCGGTTACCCCTTTCCTTCGTTTTGTTTTTGCTTCTTGCGTTCTCGTATGTGCTTTGAGATCAAAGACCGCACTATTCCAGCAACTTCTATACCGAGATCGTTTGCTTCTTCCTGTAAAAGGCCGTAGGTCTTCTCTGTGAGAAAGAGGCGTAATGCTATACGCTCAGTCTTTTTCATCTCTAGATACATAGACGTTCTTATAATTTTTTTTGTTGTACCGAATGCCTTTGCTATCTGTTCTAGGCTATAACCATTTTCAGCCATCTCTATAGCTTGCTCTGTTCTTGTCATAGTCTGTCCTCATATTCGTCTACTGGAGGCACTTCTTCTGGATTTGGCTCTTTCTTTTTGTTCATTTTCTTTACTTTCTTTTCTGTCAATTGTATTCTATTCTAGAATTGGGGTTAACATTAGCCTTGCAGACAGGACACCCCACCTGACGTTGCACAGACTGCTAGGCAAAACCTTGTGCAAGGGGTGATAATATGTCTTCGACCACTTTTTCGGGTCCAGTTACATCTACCAATGGTTTTATCTCTGGTTCTGGTTCTCTCGTTACCGTAGACGCCAATGTAACATTAACTTCTGCTAACCACGCTGGGCGCACAATGCTCCTCGATGTAGCAAGCGGCGCAACCGTTACGCTTCCAGCAGCAACTGGCACTGGCAATGTTTATAAGTTTTTTGTTAAGACGACTGTAACCTCAAACAACTATGTTATTCAAGCCGCAAGCGCGTCTGATAGCATGGCTGGGGTAGCTATCGTTGCAAACGATGGCGGCGACACAGCTTCTATCTTTGAAACTGTAGCAGCTTCTGACACCATTACTTTGAATGGAACCACCACTGGTGGAATCCTCGGCGGTCAGATTGAACTTCAGGATGTATATTCTGGAAAGTTCTCTGTTGTTATTCGTCAAGCAGCTACTGGCACAGAAGCAACTCCATTCTCAGCCGCTGTATAATAGGGGTAAGTAATGGGAAAGCTTAATAGCAAACCTTCTAAAGGGGCAGCAAAAGCTGCCCCAAAGGAAGAACCAAAAAAACGTGGGCGTCCATCTAAGAAAGAGGGCTGATAAATGGCAGATGCAGTTACAAGCCAAACCATCATAGATGGTCAGCACCATGCCGTTTTGAAGTTTACCAACATCTCTGATGGTACTGGTGAAAGCGCCGTTACGAAAGTTGATGTATCCTCGCTTGCTGCGAGTGCCTTTGATGGTAAGTCGTGCAGTGAAGTTGTCATCGAGCGTATATGGTGGCAGTGCATTGGCATGAAGGTACAAATCCTTTGGGATGCAACTTCAGATCAATTCTGTATTGAGCTTGGTGAAAACCAAAGCGGCAATCACGATTATAACTTGTTCGGTGGCCTCACCAATAATGCTGGTGCTGGTAAAACTGGTGATATAGCCTTCACTACTGTCGGAGCTACATCAGCAGATACCTACACCATCATTTTATATCTTCGCAAAAAGTATGCGTAGGAGGTTTTCGGATGGCTCGTGAAGTTAGCTCTATAACGCGGGTTGGCACTAGCGAGCCATTTGAACTACAGGTTGCGCGAGAGCAAATATCCTTCCACAAAACTGTTTTTAAGTTTGGTTACAACGCTGTTGTTGGAGCTACAAAAGAAACCATTTGGGAACAAGGTGGTTTATATTCCTACCCCGCATCAGCCACAGTAATGACTGTATCAAGCAGTTCGGCTAACGACACTGCCGCAGGAACGGGTGCAAGAACAGTAGAGATTTTTGGCCTAGACGCTGATTACAACGAAATAAACGAAGTTGTCACATTAAACGGACAAACGGCTGTTAATACGACAAAATCTTATCTGCGTATAAATCGCGGCATTGTTCGCAGTGCAGGCAGTGGTGGCGCAAACGCTGGCACACTTTACGCAGGAACAGGTACTGTTACATCTGGGGTTCCAGCTAATATTTACCTGACCATAAATGGGGATGGCGACAACCAAACATTAATGGCTCTTTGGACAGTTCCCGCAGGATATACAGCGTTTCTCACAAAGATGGCTTTGTCCACAGGCACCTCAACGCAAACACCTGCTATTCTAAATGCTTCTCTTGTTGCTAGGCCATACGGAGAAGTGTTTCAAATAAAAGAAAGATTTACTCTTACGGATGGCGCACACGAACAGTTTTACACTTTCCCGTTAAAGTTCACAGAAAAAACAGACTTAGAGATGAGAGCATTTTCTTCTTCAGGGTCGGTTGACTTTAATGTCTCCGCGTCAATGGAGTTTATTTACATTCAAAACGGGAGTGACTTGTAGTGGCTGAAAAGAAAAAAGACAGCCGCTTAACGAGGGCCGGGGTCTCTGGATATAACAAGCCAAAGCGCACTCCTAATCACCCAACAAAGAGTCATGTTGTTGTGGCTAAGCAAGGTGATCAAGTTAAGACAATTCGTTTTGGTCAGCAGGGCGTAAAGACGAATCAAACTGTTGGACAGCGTGAAGCGTTTAAATCACGCCACCAGAAAAACATTAAAAAGGGCAAGATGTCTGCGGCATACTGGGCCGATAAGGTCAAGTGGTCTCCAAGCAAGACAAAGTCTAGCTCTAAAAAATGGAAGAAAGGATCGTGATTTCCCGCTCTCAAATGGGTAGTCAGATGACTGGTGACAGGATGCCAATTAGAAAAGTTAAAGGCGGATACAAGTGGGGCAGTAAGGGTAAGGTCTATAAGGACCGTAAGGGCGCTGAGCGCCAAGCTGCTGCCGCTTATGCTAGTGGTTATGAAGATCCTAAGAAGATGCAGGGTGGTGGATACTTAAAGCAAAACATTGATGGCAAAGCATCTCGTGGTAAAACTAAAGGACGTTATTGTTAGGTGATCTATGGGCAGAACCAACCCCAAACTTTGGGAGCAAGCCAAGAAACAAGCAAAAGCAAAGATGGGTGGAAAGCATTCTGCCCGTGCAATGCAGCTTGCTGGCAAGATCTACAAAGAAAAGGGTGGTGGGTATACTGGTAAAAAGACATCTGCTCAGAAGTCATTAAGTAAATGGACTAAAGAGAAATGGGGAACCAAAAGCGGAAAGAACTCCACACTTGGTTCCAAAGCAACTGGAGAAAGATACTTACCAGAGAAGGCAAGAAAAGCTTTATCCAAAAAAGAGTACGCAGCAACATCTAGGAAGAAAAGGGCTGATACAGCCAAGGGAAAACAATTTTCTAAGCAACCTGCAAAGATTGCTAAGAAGACAGCAAAGTATAGGAAGAAATAAATGGCAGTCGTTGTCCCTGAACTTTCTGAAATATTTGAAGAGGCGTTTGAAAGAAACGGCCTCGAAATGCGTTCTGGTTATGACTTGCGTACAGCAAGGCGAAGCCTGAACATTTTAACATTGGAGTGGCAGAACCGTGGGCTTAATCTCTTCACTATTGATTCGGGTACGTTGTCTATTACAGCAGGTACGGCAACGTATACTCTCCCTTCGGACACGATTGATATCATCGAACACCAAGTCCGAACAGGTACAGGAACCAACCAAACAGACACGAACCTCGAAAGAATCAGCGTCTCGACCTACGCCCAGCAAAGCAACAAAAACACGCAAGGCCGCCCCACGCAAATCTACGTCGAAAGGCTCGCCACGGAAACGAAAGTAACCTTGTGGCCTGTTCCTGATAGTACACAGACATATACGCTTGCGTACTATCGTCTAAAGGGCATTGACGGCCTTTCTTCTGGTATTGGCACTACAGCATCCATACCACCTCGCTTTATCCCTGCACTTATTTCAGGGCTTGCATTTTATATCTCACAAAAGAGAAACCCGCAGGCAGCGCAGTTGTTGAAGCAAGAGTATGAATATCAATTTGATCTTGCTGCAGGTGAAGACGAGGAAAGAGCGGCTGTTAGGTTTGTGCCATACAATACGTTTGCTTTAGGTGGATAATGGCATACGCAAAAGGAAAATACGCATTTGGGTACTGTGATAAGACTGGGTTTAGGTATCCATTAAAAGATCTTGTCGATGAGTATAAAGATGGTGTGCGTACTGGGTTTCGTGTTGGTAAGGATGTTGTTGATCCAGATCAGCCTCAAAACTTTTTGGGGCGTGTAAAGATTAACGACCCTCAGTCGCTTAGAAACCCTAGGCCAGACACTTCTTTAGTCGAGAGTAGACAGTTATGGGGGTGGAATCCCGTTGGAAATGCAGCTCAATATATGGTAGGCTCTGTTGGTAGAGTTACCGTCACAATAGGAGATTAATATGCGAGCTAAGAAAAAAGGTTACGCCGCTGGCGGTAAGCTTCAGCAAGAAGCCTCAAAACGAAAACAACAACAGACAAAAACAAAAGAGATGCAACAACAAATACAAGAACCGTCGAGAATGCAGGGGGGGACTCCGATGAAGATGGGCGGTAAGCTCAAGAAGTATGCTGGTGGCGGAAAGATGAAGGGCATGGATTCACCCGGTGAAGGCGTGTCTAAGTCTGATGCAGATCTTTTAAGGCACGGCAATGCAGACTTTACCACAAGCCTTAAGAGAATGTCTAAAGGCTCTGGGTCAAAGAAAAATGTTCCGTTGCCTCCACGCAGAAAAAAGCCTGTCGCTAAAAAATCATTAGGTGGTGTGCTTGGGTCTTTAAGCCCTGTAGCTGGAGCAATTACTGGTAAAGGTTTGTTTGGAGATGCCGCTAAAGCCATAGGTAAAGGCGTAAAAAATATAAAGAAATCGGACGTAGCTCCATTGCTTGGAGTTGGTGCTGGTTTGGCTCTAAATGAACTTAGTGGCAAAAAGAAAAAGGCAGCCCCTAAGACTTCTGGATCTTCTGTAGGAAAAGCAACCGCTATGAAAAAAGGTGGCTCTCCTATGCATCGTATGCCAGACGGCACAATGATGAAGGGTAAGGTTCATAAAATGAAGCATGGTGGTTCTATGTGCCGTGGTATGGGTGCTGCCACACGAGGCGGTAACTTTAAGATAGGATAAGTTCAAATGAACTATTCTGAGTTAACTCAGGCAATACAAGACTATACTGAAAATCAGGAGACATCATTTGTCTCCCTGATTCCTACGTTTGTGCAGCAGGCTGAGCAACGTATATTCAGGACAGTTATGATTCCTGAGTTAAGAAGGAATGTTACTGGATCTCTATCATCTGGCAATCAGTACCTTTCACGTCCGTCAGATTTTTTATCTGTTCTGTCTCTTGCTGTTGTTGATGGATCTGGTGATTACTCATATCTCTTGGATAAAGATGTAAACTTTATAAGAGAGGCTTACCCATCAGCATCAACGCAAGGTCTTCCAAAATACTATGGTATTTTTGATGGGGATGTTTTTTCAAGCGGATCTGAAGCTAGTTCTGGTCATTTTATACTGGGGCCAACACCAGATAGCGGATATACTGTAGAGCTTCATTATTATTATGACCCACCATCGATTGTAACTTCTGGAGAATCTTGGCTTGGGCAAAACGCCGATACAGTTTTACTGTATGGCTCTTTAATAGAAGCGTACACCTACATGAAGGGTGAGCCAGATATTATGAGTCAGTATGCTAATAGATATCAAGAAGCCCTTAAAGAGCTATCTACTATTGATGCTAAAACAAAGCGCGACAATTATCGTGATGGGGAGCCAAGACCAGAATGATAAACGCTGCTTCAATGGGTGATTTTCAAGTAAGGGTTGAAACCACAAGTAATCGTGGATTCACCCCAGAAGAAATATCGTTAAGGTGCGCCGATAAGATTATGTCTGTTTCAGATACGGCACACCCTGCTATACAAGCGCAAGCACATGCGTTTAAAAAACAAATAGCAAAAACAGTAGAGTTTTATTTGTCAGAGGCAGTAAAGAGCGATAGGACTACAGTATTCAATGCTCTTATGGATGCAGGTCATCCAGAGCTTGCAGAACTCATAAGGAGACTTTGATATGGCGTTTACTGGTAACTATATGTGTACATCTTTTAAGAAAGAACTTCTTTATGGTGTGCATGATTTTGCTAATGCTGCTGATACTTTTTATGCAGCGCTTTATGATAATAATGCATCTTTCACCGCTGCCACTACAGCATACACTGCAACCGATGAGGTTTCAGGAACAGGTTATGTTGCAGGCGGTCAAGCGCTTACCAATGTAGATCCTACTACTTCTGGCACTACAGCTTTTTTAGATTTTGATGATGAGACATGGACAACAGCTACAATCACGGCGCGTGGTGCGTTGATTTACAATTCAACTCCCGACACAACGTCAATAGCTGTTTCAAATCCATCTGTTATAGTTTTGGATTTTGGTGGCGATAAAACGTCTACTGCGGGAGATTTTACAATTGTCTTTCCAACTGCAGATGCATCGAACGCCATTATCCGCATAGCATAACGGAGCTAGGGTCTCCTTATGACACTTATCACTGGCTGGGGTAGAGACACATGGTCTAGCGGAACATGGGGCGAACCTATCCCTGTTCAGCTTACTGGCGTTTCAGCAACCGCAGCCGTTGGTAGTGTCACTGTTACAGCAAATGCAGATGTCTCGGTAACAGGACTACAGGCAACAGGAAATGTAGGTACTGTCACAGTAATCGCAGAAGCTAATGCTGCTGTTACTGGTTTGTCAGCAAGTGCGTCAGTAGGTGATGTATCTATTATTGCTGAAGCTGTTGTTTCTGTAACTGGTTTGCAGGCCACCGCAGCAGTAGGTACAGCAACAACAACAGCAGATGCCAATGTTAGTGTGACTGGCCTTCGTGGTTTTGCGCGCCCCGGCAGTGTATCGATTGATGCCGAAGCAAATGTTGCGGTTACTGGACTTGAGGCCACAGTTCAACAAGGCAACATATCATTAATAACAAATAATATTATTTCTGTTGATGGATTTTCAGTAACAGCTAGTGTTGGTGATGCAATTGCTAGTGCAGATGCAAATGCCCCAGTTACCGGGCTATTTGCAACAACTGCTGTTGGTACTGTTTTTCTATGGACAGATGTTGTTCCAGATCAAAATCCAAACTATAATGCAATCGAGCCAGTTCCAAATATTGGATATTCAGACGTAACACCGTCCCAGTCGGCAGACTGGCAGAATATAGCAGCATAGGGAGAACCCATGCCAAGTACATATACACTTAACAATGGCATTGAACTCATTGCAACTGGTGAGCAGTCTGGCACATGGGGCGATACAACTAACACTAACTTCCAACTTTTGGACGCATCTCTTGATGGTCAAGTTACTGTTACGTTGCCGTCTGCAGGAACTTCAGGTTCTCCAAACGATTTGCCAATTGACGAGGGGGCCACATCAAATGGTCGAAATCGTCTAGTCATTTTTAATGATGGATCTGATCTTGGCGCTACAGCTTACGTTCGCTTAACTCCGAATGATGCTGAAAAGATTATCTATGTTCGTAATTCTCTTTCTGGCAGTCGCTCTATTCTTCTTTTCCAAGGAAACTATAGCGCTTCCAATGATTACGAAGTACCTGCAGGTAAGACCGCAGTCGTTTACTTTGATGGCGCAGGCACTGGTGCGGTAGCTGCAAATATCTTTGACGATGCTTATATCGAAGCCCTAACCACTGTCAGCGGTGCGGCTGTTGGAACAACATTAACAGTTGGAACTAGTTTGAATATTGCTAGTTCAACCACTGTTGACGGCGTTCTTGATGAAGACAATATGGCCTCTGACAGCGCCACAAAGCTGGCTACACAACAGTCTATTAAAGCATATGTAGATAGCCAAGTCGGAACCGTTGATACTCTTGCTGAGATTTTAGTTAACGGAAATACATCTGGCGCAAATGACCTTATCATCGACAATGGTCAAGCTCTAACCGCTAACACTATCAATGAAACGACTGCTGCGTCTGGTGTGACGATAGACGGCGTCTTGCTTAAAGACAACGGAATTACAGCTACTGGTGGCGGCTCCCTTACGGGGACATGGTCTAACCTTGGCACAGTAACGACTGTAGTTATAAACGGTGGTACAATAACCGGGATTACAGACCTTGCTGTGGCAGATGGTGGTACGGGAGCAAGTACAGCAGCCGCTGCGCGTACCAACCTAGATGTTGATCAGGCAGGGACTGCGGTAGCAATGGCAATAGCACTGGGGTAATGTAGATGGCAAATACCTTTAAACGTAAACTTTCTAGAAACATAGGGACATCATTAACGGTAGTTGGTGGCTATACTGTAGGAGCTTCCACGCAAACAACCGTTATTGGTCTAGCTGTTTCTAATACTAGCGCTTCACAAGTTCTTGTTGATGCTACGTTGAATGACGCATCAAATGATTATTATCTGATAAAAGAAGCGCCAGTGCCAAGCGGTGGTTCAATTGTTATTGTTGGGGGCGATCAAAAGGTCGTTCTTGAAACAGGCGATAGCATTAAAGTAAAATCAGATACAGCCAGCTCTGTAGACATTGTGATGTCGATTCTGGAGATCACCTGATGCCTTATTTAGGTAATGCCCCGGCGGAAGCCTACTCACAAATAAGCTACCAAGACCTAACAGGTGGTTCTGGTACGAGCTTTACGCTCGACTACCCCGCAGGCAGCGCAGGTGAGATCGAAGTTTTCGTTAATAACGTCAGGCAGGAGCCAACTGTAGCTTACACAGTATCTGGCACTTCGCTGGAGATGACCGGAAGCATTACCGCTACGGATGATTTCTACGTGGTGTTTCAAGGTAAAGCCCAGCAGACCATAGGCATACCTGAGAAGCAGACTGATGGTACTTATTTGTTTGGTGATTCAGTAACTATCGACGCTGATGGGTCTACAGTATTAACAGTGGACCGAGCCACCTCTGATGGTACGATTATCGACGTTCAGAAAAGCGGCACCACTGTGGGGAGTATTGGGACTACTGGCGGTGATTTTTATCTAACCAAGTCGGGGTCTAATCAAACAGGCATATACTTCAATGAACTTGGTATGTTGCCAATGACCAGCGGAAGTATATCCGATAACTCTAGAGATATTGGTCAAGCAACATATCGTTGGCAAGACCTCTACCTCTCTGGCGGCGTGTATCTCGGCGGTACTGGGTCGGCTAACTATCTGGATGACTATGAAGAGGGGACCTTTACACCGGGGTTAAAAGGAGCCAGTAGTGGTAACGTTTGCGCATTAGCAAATGCTTATGGAAATTATACTAAAATTGGAAAAATAGTTACTGTTAATCTTAATATTTCTGTATCTAGTACAAATGGCGCTGTTGGTAATATGCAAATAACGGGATTACCGTTTACTGTTGCTACTGTTTTACCAGCTACAGGACTTGAAGCAAGTGGTGTAAGTACTTACTGGAACGGATGGTCAACTGCTATCAATGGAGTATATCTCGGAGCAGAAGAAAACAGTACTATTTGTTATGTTTATGGGCTAACAGGAAGTTCTGCTACAGGAGCTAGTGGTTATACTGTTGCTCAAATAGGAACAGGGCAAATGAGAGGCACAATAACATATCGTTCAACATAACCCCACACCATTGGGGTCGGACAGTCCAAGCCATAAGGAGATAAACAATGGCACTTACAGAAAGAACAGTAGAAGATAAAATTGAAATCGTTGGCGACTACAAGCACATCCAAGTGCGTACAGCCACGGTCATCGAGCGCGACGGTGTAGAGATAAGCCGCAGCTTTCATAGGCATGTAGTAGCCCCGGGGGCCGACGTATCCGGTGAAAGCGCTGAAGTACAAGCCATAGCCGCCGCTGTTCACACTGCTGAAGTAATCGCTGCGTATCAAGCGCACGTAGCAAGCCAAGAGGTATAACCAATGTCCAAAGCCCGTGATCTAGCTGATGGAACATTCGACACAGATACGCTAGTAGTCGATGCTGCTAACAATCGGGTTGGCATTGGAACAAGCAGCCCAAGAACAACGCTTAATCTTGCCGCAAATAACTCAGGCCAAGGTGCAGTCTTAACTATTGAAAACAGCGATACTTCAATAACAACTAATGACGTTATTGGTCAAATAGACTTTTATGCGAATGACGGATCAACTGGTGGAACTGGGCAAAAAGCTACAATTCAAGCCATTTCATCAAATTCATCTGGAACAAGTACTGATTTAATTTTTGGAACTTCACCATTCCCAGATACAACCGCAACAGAACGCGCGCGCATCGACAGCAGCGGCAACTTGCTGGTGGGGACTACAAGTGTTATTTCTGGAAGTGTTGATGGCGCTAATATTTGTGTCGATCCAATTAACGAAGGTTCTATTCGTGTATCAAGAAATTCTGGCTCAAATTCTAATCAAATTACCTTTTGGAATACCAATGGTAAAGTCGGATCAATTACAACGGTCAGCACATCAACTGCCTACAATACTTCATCCGACTACCGCCTCAAAGAAAACGTAGTGAACCTAACAGATGCTTCTGATCGCATTAATCAAATCCCTGTTCATCGCTTTAACTTCATTGTTGATCCAGACAGAACATTAGACGGCTTCTTAGCACACGAAGTTCAAACAGTCGTACCAGAAGCAATCACAGGTGAACACAACGAAGTCGATGAAGACGGTAATCCGGTTTATCAACAAATCGATCAATCCAAAATAGTTCCTCTACTCACCGCTGCCCTACAAGAAGCTCTATCTGAAATAGCTGACCTTAAAACCCGCGTCGCCGCACTGGAGACCCCGTAATGCCCTACATAGGTAACTCACCAGCAAACAACGTCAGAGGTAGGTTCTACTACACAGCAACCGCAGCCCAAACTGTGTTCAGCGGTGCAGACAGCAACGGTAAGACACTAGCATACCAAGACGGCGGCTATGTAGACGTATACCTGAACGGCGTACTGCTGCAAGACACCACCGACTACACTGCTACGACTAAGACATCAGTAACTCTTACGTCTGGTGCAACGGCTGGTGATCTGGTTGAGATTGTAGCTTACGGGATCTTCTCGGTAGCTGATTCGGTGTCTGCGTTAAGTGGTGGTACGTTTGAAGGTGCGGTAGTCGTAAACAATAACTTCACAGTAGATAACGGCACAATCAAGCTAGACGGGAACTATCCTGTTGGTAGTAGTAACGTAGCAATAGGCGACACTGCGCTTGATGATGCAAGTTTTTCTGGTGCTAACAATGTCGCTGTTGGCCACGCTGCGATGTCGTCAACAACTTCAGGCAATTTTAATTCTGGGGTCGGAGCTTATTCATTAAACTCAAATACAACAGGTTCTTCAAATTCATCCTATGGCAGTTCTTCCTTAGAAAACAATACCACAGGATCTTCAAATTCTGCTTATGGGGCAGGCGCTCTCAACTCCAACACCACCGCCAGCAACAACACGGCTGTTGGGTATCAGGCTGGGTATAATAATACGACTGGCGGTAATCTTGTAGCAACTGGCTATCAAGCACTCTACAGCAATACAACAGGAAACGATAACAACGCCTTTGGGTGGCAAGCACTTTATGCAAATACAACTGGTAGCAACAACACCTCTTTGGGCTTCCGTAGTTTGTATTCCAACACCACCGCAAACAGCAATACAGCAGTTGGGTATCAAGCATTGTATGCTACCACTGGTGCATCAAATGTATCTGTGGGCTATGCTTCAGGAGATGCAAATACAACTGGGTATGAAAACGTATTTTTAGGAACAGCCGCAGGATCAGCAAACACTACAGGCATTAGAAACCTATACGTTGGAAACAATGCGGGTGAAATAGCTACAACAGGAAGTAACAACACTTACGTGGGAGCTAATGGTACAGCGGGGTCTTGTGGTGGGGTAATGACCACAGGTTCAAGAAACACTATCCTTGGTGGTTACACAGGCAACCAAGGCGGCGTGGACATCCGCACCAGCAGCAACAACATCGTGCTGTCGGATGGTGATGGTAATCCGAGAATAACTGCTAATAGTACTGGAGATCTTTCCTTAGGCGCTCTTTCTACTGGTTCAGCTTCCCAAACAGGTGTCCAATTAGGTGCTGATGGATGGGCTATTTTAATTAGAAATAATGATCCTTCACTTTTTGTAGGCAGAAAGTCTTCAGATGGAGATCTGGTGCGCTTTTATCAAGACACTATTATAGAAGGAACAATTTCCGTTTCTGGTACGACTGTTTCCTATAATGGTGGACATTTATCTCGTTGGTCACAAACCACAGACAACACCCGCATTGATCTTGTTAAAGGCACAGTGATGACCAACTTGGATCAGATGGCTGTGTGGGGTGATGAAGATAACGAACAGCTTAACTGTATGGCGGTATCTTCTGTAGAAGGTGATCCCAATGTTGCAGGAGTATTTGTCAACTGGGATGATGATGACGAAGATTATACCAATGACATGAACATTGCCATGACTGGCGACATGATTATCCGCATTGCTCAAGGTACAACTGTGCAACGTGGTGATCTGCTTATGTCAGCGGGTGATGGTACAGCTAAACCTCAAGGCGACGATATTGTTCGCAGCAAGACAATCGCAAAGGTAACATCAACTCATGTCACATGCACATACGATGACGGTTCATATTGTGTGCCGTGCGTCTTGATGGCTTGTTAGGAGACCCCATAATGGACGAAATAACAGCAGAACAAATCGCCCAGCATTATACAGCAATGGGCCACAGTGTTGATCTCCTAAACGCTGGACAACCAGAAGACATGGACGATGCAGAGTGGGCAGACTGCGTACAGCGCAACGTCGATCATCTGAAGATCATGGTGGCAAAGGACTTCTGGACCAACGAAGACATGACCGCTGCCAATGCTGCGATAGCTGCTAACGAGTAATACAGACCGATGGATGAAGAGAACAAAACACCGATTACGATCAACGGCAAAGAGTATGTACTTGAAGACATGACAGACCAACAACGCACCATGCTCAACCACATACAGGACTTGGACCGTAAGGTAAGCGGTGCAAAGTTCGAGCTTGACCAGCTATCAGTAGGCCGTGATGCGTTTATAAATATGCTAACTTCGTCGTTAGAACAGGATCAGTAAGATGGCACTCAGCACAATCCAGAACAACAGCTTTGCAGACACAGCGGTACACGGGTATCGGAATCTTGTGACCAATGGTGCGTGTACTATCTCGCAACGCGGAACTAGCGTGACTGGTACATCTAGTGCTTTTTTAGTGGATAGATGGAAAGTGCAAACGGATACTGCCGCGACATACGAACAAGTTTCGGACGCGCCAACAGGATTTACAAATAGCTTGAAGTTTACCAATACAACTGCCAGTAGCTCTTCAACTTCATATCGAGAAATTCGATACATTGTAGAAGCTCAAGACCTAGCCAATTCTGGTTGGAATTACACAAGCTCAAGCGCATATATGTCTTTTTCGTTTTGGGTAAAATCGTCTGTTGCTCAGACAATGTCTGTTTTGTTTAGAGTTGATGACACTGCAATCAATAAATACTTTTCACGTCAGTTTACTATTAACAGTGCTAACACTTGGGAATACAAAACTATGACCATCTTTGGTGATAGTGGATTGACTGTTAATAATGACAATGGTGCTGGTCTATCAATTTTCATATCGCCTTTCTACGGTACGAATTACGCATCTGCGTCGTCGGATGGCGTCTGGGAATCAACTACATCAAATGCAATTATTACGTTTGATAGCACTTGGGCATCTACAACTAATTCAACAATTCAAATCACAGGCGTCCAATTAGAACTAGGCTCTGAAGCAACCCCGTTTGAGCATCGCCAATTTGGGGATGAGCTTGCACGGTGCCAGAGGTACTTTATCAAATACGGCGGAGAAGGTACCTACAGTATTGTTGCAGGTGGAACTTGGTCTTCTTCTAGTAACTTTGTTTGTATGTTAAATTATCCAACAGAAATGCGTGGGAAATCAACCGTTTCTTCAGGCGGAAATTGGGCCATCCAAGGTGGTTCTGGGGCAGTTTCTTCGTTTGGTTATGATACCAACGCAAGTACAAAAAAGACAGTGTTTCTAAATTGCTCTGGTGCTTCTGGAACGTCTGGAAATGGCGGAGGCTTAATTGCAAGTAATGATGCCAACGCATATCTATATTTTGATGCGGAGTTATAACCATGGAACAAATGCAAATTACATCAGCCCGATATGTTAATTACATGGGCGAAACATCCTGCATTAGCGCCATTATAAACGGACAGGAGCTATCCGTCCCACTCGACCCATCAAACCGCCACTACGCCGAAATTTTGCGCCAAGTAGAAGAAGGCACACTAACCATTGCTGATGCGGAATAATGGTAATTAATATAAAAGTTCAATTGAACCTTAACTACAGCGAACCAATGCGATGCCATTTACAAAATTGCAGTTTCGCCCCGGTTTAAACAGGGAGGCGACATCATATTCTAACGAAGGTGGTTGGTACGACTGCGATAAAGTAAGGTTCCGTTTTGGATTTCCAGAAAAGATAGGTGGTTGGGAAAAGCTTTCAGGCACTTTTTTTCTTGGCACATGCCGCGCTCTTCACCCTTGGTCATCTTTAGCTGGTGAGCCATATCTTGGTGTTGGGACACATTTAAAATATTATATCAATGAAGGTGGTGGCTACAACGACATTACCCCTATACGCCTAACTACGGCTGCAGGAGATGTAACTTTTGCTGCTTCCGCTGATACATTAAATGGTGATGTTGAGGCAGAAGATTTAATAATTTCTTTAACTAGTACTGCAGGTTTTCCTCAGTTTGGTATTATAAAAATTAACGATGAAATTATTGAGTACAGAGGAATTAGTGGTGTCGATTTAACGGATTGCGTTCGAGGTATTGACGGAACCACAGCTGCTGCACACACGTCTGGAGACGCGGTAAATTGTTCTACGGTTATTGTTTCGAGTTCAAGTAGCGGCACTCTTGATAATGATTTTGTTACATACACGGGCGCTGTTTCGCTAGGTGGCGCTGCGACAGCAGATATATTAAATCAAGAATACCAAGTTTGGCATTACGTCAATCAAGATGAGTATTATATTAATCTAAGAACCGTAGCTACTTTAAACTCCATAACAACTAGTACTGGTATTGATGAAACCTATGTGTTTGCTACGGCTGCTGATACAGGAAACGGCGGCTCTAGTGTTGTTGGTGCGTACCAAGTAAACACTGGTTTAGACACTACAGTAAGCGGTACTGGTTGGGGTGCTGGGCTTTGGTCTCGTGGAGCATGGGGGTCTGCCGCGTCTCTTATAGCTGTTGGTGCGTCCCTTCGCATCTGGTCTCACGACAACTTCGGCGAAGATTTGCTTATAAATGTTCGTGACGGAGGAATTTATTATTGGGATAAAACTAACGGTGTAAGCACGAGAGCGGTTGAGTTAAGCTCTTTGGCTGGAGCAAATAAAACTCCAACCATCGCTAAGAAAATAATGGTTTCAAATGCAGATAGACATATTCTTGCATTTGGTTGCGATAGTGAGTTTGATCCGGGAGTTCAAGATCCACTGCTTATTAGATTTAGTAGTCAAGAAAGCCTGACAGATTGGGAAACAGCAGTAAATAATACTGCAGGCGAATTAAAGGTTGGAACTGGATCTGAAATCATTACAGCTATGGAAACAAGGCAGCAGATCCTTGTCTTCACAAATGTATCTTTGCATGTAATGCAATATCTAGGACCGCCATTTACGTTTGGCATAGACCTAATATCCCAAAACATATCAATAGCTAGTCCGTTAGCAGCCATTGCTGTTGAAGATAATGTATACTGGATGGGGCAAAACGAGTTCTATGTATATGGGGGAGCGGTTCAAGAACTTCCCTGTTCCGTTAGAGATTATGTGTTTTCAAACATAAACAAAAACCAAGCTGAAAAAATTACATCTGCCGCTAACACTGCTTTCTCTGAGATCTGGTGGTTTTATCCATCTGTAAACAGCAGTGAATGTGATAGCTATGTTGTTTATAATTATGGCCAAGATCTATGGTATTACGGAACTTTAGATAGAACGGTTTGGGTAGATCGTGGCGTAAGTCAGTACCAATATCCAATTGCCGCAGGTACAGATCACGCACTTTACTATCAAGAGTTTGGCTTTGATGATGGAAGTCAAAATCCAAAAACAGCCATAAGCTCTTATATTGAGAGTAGTCAAATGTCGCTTGGTAATGGAGATGACTTTGCTTTCTTGAGTCGAGTGATTCCAGATTTAACATTCAGAAACTCTACCAGCATTTCGCCATCTGTAACTTTTACAGTGAAAACAAGGAACTTTCCGGGCGGAAACTATCTGCAATCTAACGATGACCCAGTATCAAAAACGGCCTCATCTCCAGTTGAGCAATATACCAATGAACTCTATATGAGGCTTCGTGGGCGCAGCTTTGCCTTTAGGATTGATTCTTCAGAAACAGGCGTTGGTTGGAGACTTGGCACACCTCGCATTGAGGTAAGGCAGGACGGGAGAAGGTAGTGAGTAGAAACCTTACACTCCCATACTTTCCAGTACCTCCAAAAGAATACGATCAGATGTATTTTGCAGAGGTTTTAAGGGCGTATTCTACTTATCTTTTAGGGATTCAAAATCCCGGAGAAGGGCGAAACACATTTACCGTTTTTACTAACCTTCAACAAAATGATTATCAGCTTGAAGAAGGGGCAACCTTTCAGGTTGATGGTGTGTTAAGGGTTGTGATCTTAAATAAGCCACACCCTGCTGGTGTTTCATCTACAGGATCTGTGGGTGAAGTAACTGTGAGTACACCATGATATGGAAGGATCTGTAAATCTCTCTACGCTTCTTAGTCTTGGTACTACTGCTGCTGGTGTTATTGGTGCAATGGCGGTTGCTCGATATCAAATCAAAAGCCTTACGACATCTATGGAAAATATCATAAAAGATCTCCGCAAAATGGATACAAGGTGTGATCGTCTTGAGACACAGGTAGAGACTACAGCACAAAGGTTGAGTGTAATATCTGGAATGATGGCTCCAGAAGTTATGGAGCGACGCCATCGTGAGATGGCTAAGTTACAAGCAGATATGGCGTCTGTTCGATCAGAGGTAGAAGTTCTTAGACATATGCATAATGGTCGTCACCCACCAGTAGGGGGGTAAAATGGTTGCTAAAGTAAATGACACCACACAAGTAGCACTACCAATACGCAATCTAATTTCTTTGATTGCTGGAGCAGCACTGGCAACGTGGGCGTATTTTGGGATTGTAGAGCGCTTGAATAAGCTCGAAACAAACATGCACCTGATGACTAATGACTTGGAACAAAATACAGAGTTTCGCATTAAATGGCCGCGTGGCGAGATGGGTAGCCTACCTGCGGATAGCGAGCAGTTCATGCTTATTGAGCATCTGACGGGCGAGTTAGAGAAGCTGACTACAGAAATTGAAACTGGAAAAGCTCCTTTCGACCAGCAGCAAAAGCTAACCTTAGACTTTTACGAGAAGCGTATTGCTAATTTAGAGGAAGCTATAGAAAAGCTCAAAGATAGTCAGATGGAGATGTTTCATAAGAACAATGGCCTAAACGGAGGAAAGCATTGATTACTGCGTCCTTTGTGCTTCTGTTGTTTTCAGGGGGTGCTTTGGAGGGTTACAAGCACCACGAGAACTTGTCTGATTGTCTGAGGGTTAAGCGTGAGATAAAACGCTATGGGGGTATGTCACATGATTTTGCCAGTAGGTGGACATGCCAACGCATGACGGTAGAATTAGAGAAAGGCCCAGATGGCCAATGGAATATTAAACGGTTGATTACAGGAGTAAGAAAATGAGTGATGTTAAAGATAATGTTCCTGACAAACAGGCATACCAAGTAAATCGTCGTCGGATGTGCTGGGTAGCACTTGGTATGATGATGGTTGTAGTTGTTTGCTATTTAATTAATCCAGAAAAATATGGCGGTGCGGAGTTAGCGCCAATATTCTATGGGCTATCAGGTCTGGTTGCAGTGTACTTCGGCGCAACTAGCTGGCAACAGAAGAAATGATTTCCCTCTTAGGAACCCTTATTGGCTTTGGAACGTCAATCGTTCCAGAGATACTGGGCTACTTCAAGCAGCGTCAGGCAAACCAACAAGAGTTGGCAATGCTTGAGGCAAAAGCTAAATATGCAGAGAAGTTGTCTGAGCTTAAAGTAAAAGAACTTGACGCGCAGGCAGACATTGTTGAATCACAATCGATTTATCAGCATGATAATAATCTCGATAGCGGTAGTTTTGTTAATGCTTTGCGCGGTAGTGTTCGCCCTATTATTACTTATGCCTTCTTTGTCCTCTTCGCGGCGGTCAAAGGAACGGCGCTGGTGGCAATGATGAACAATGAAGGCGTTGATTTGGCGACTGGTTTGCTTGCTGTATGGGATAGTGAAACACAAGCTATATTCAGCGCTATCATTGCTTTCTGGTTTGGCAACAGAGCTATGAGTAAAGCAAGGGCAAGAATAGGTAAATGATACTAAGTCTAGTAAAGATTTGGTCTGAGAAGTTTGGCGAAGCGTGGACAGCTTGTATGCTTTGTATGGTTCAGGGTGATTTTACGGCGATGACCGTGAGCCATGCTTTGACGGCATCTAAGACAGGCACTCTCACGGGTATTGGGTGTGTTATTGCAAGCTTTATTTCACCTAATAGAAATAGAGTAACAGACGCCTTTGTAACAGGCCTTGTGACTTCTACCGCAGATATTATGGTGCATCCTAGTCATTTTGGTTTAAAGATGTCTGAGTCTTTACTTACAGGTTTTTGTGCAGCTTCAATATGCTACTTACTGGGAGATAAGAAATGGCTAAGCAAAATGTAGGAACAGTATGGAAACCATTGAAAGTCAGCAAGCGTACCTCCATAGGGCAATCAGCGCTGAGTCGTCCATCTAATAAGCACAAGAGACGCAACTGGAAACGTTACCGTGGTCAAGGGAAATAAGTACTTATGAGTGATTTTAAGTTAAGTGGCAGGTCTATACTTAGATTGAACGGCGTAAATGAAGACCTGCGTAGCGTAGTTTTAAGGGCAATAGAGATAACCAAAGTAGACTTTGGTGTGATCGAAGGCTTACGAACAGAGAAGCGTCAAGAAGAATTAGTTGCATCTGGGGCTTCACAAACTATGAAGTCGCGTCATCTTACTGGTGATGCTGTGGATCTTATGGCGTATGTGGGTTCTCGCGGCTCATGGGAACTTAATCTTTATGATGATATTGCTGACGCCATGAAGACAGCGGCAATCGAAAAAGACGTTGGCATTCAATGGGGTGCAGCGTGGACAGTGCCTGATATACGGGAATGGGACGGCACTATGGAAGAGGCAATGAACTCTTATATTGATACACGCCGCTCTGAGGGCCGTAGGCCTTTCATTGATGCACCACACTTTCAGTTACTATAGGTGATATTATGAATGAAGAATGGGAGTTCTGGATTGAGCCTATCAATGGGTGGAAGTATGGCTTTCCCAAGCGTATTCCATCACATATTAGTCTCGATAAAGTATACGATTGGTTACCAGACAATGGATTATCCATTGGAGAAATAGAAGGTAACAAACTATTTGATTACAAAGTTTGGCGAAAAAAAATAAGTTCCTAATCTAAAATTATAATTAATGGTTTGGTTTG